TCAAATTCCAATCCACAAATTTCACATATATAATCGTATGCTGGCATTTTTTCCTTATTGAAATATTTTATATGTACCAAAATTTTTCTTATCATCTAGATTGAAATAGGTTTTTTCTTTTTCATCAAAGAATACTTTAATGTATCTAGTTTTTTCGGTAGGCAAAACTTCAAACCATTGATGCGGACCCAGAGGACAAAAATCGTCAGTAATCTTCTCATTATCACAATCATATTGAACAACTAAAACACCGACTGATTCTTCATTATTGTTTGAAAGATTAATTCTAGTTTTTCCCTCATACTCATAAGGTATAATAATAACACCATCAATATTAGCATTCAAAGGAATGACTGTATCAAATTTATCTCTGAAATCAAATCTTAATCTTCCGACATTATATTCGTCAGGCCTAAAATAACCTAGATTTTTTACCTTTTTACCATCAAACATCATTCTATAAGTTGTTTCCAATGACTTTGCATTAAATTTTTCATAATCTTCTAAAGAAATCACAGGACAAATACAATCAACAGCTGCTGAAGTTTTGGCAGAAAAAAATTCAGTTCCCATACCATCTTCGAAATATTGATAAGTCACTAAATCAAAATCTCCGATTTTCATTAAACTGTAATGTTCTTCCAATGTATGCACAATATCTAATCTTACATCATAATTCACATAATGTAAATACTCTATTCTTTGATTATTAGCAATTGCTGTCGCATCATTCAAAAGCATATGATGAGCATAACCATGATATAACATATTTTTCATGATTCTTAAATTTTTATCCCCCTTATACGCCCATGTATTCCACCAATATATATCTCTTGAAAAACGTGTGAAAACATCTTTATTAAAGATAGGATTATTTTTATTATAAACTATGTAATCAACATAATCATATATTTCTTTATCTCTAATCGGTAAATGTGTTGCATAAAATATCAAAATGTCTTTAAAGTATTCACGCAATTGTTCGAATAATTCAATTAACATGATTTTTTTATGAAATTCATTACAATGTCCGTTTACGATTACAGCACGCTCAGGAAAAATTTTTTCTCTTTTTTCATTTTTTTCTATGATTTGTCTCATTTTGTTTTTAAATCCTAATAATAAACAAATTCACAAGAAGACCATGAATTAGATTTTTTAATAAAATCATTAGAGTTATCAAACACTTCAATATTTGAATCTACAATAACACCTAAATCATTGACATGTTCTGGAAATACTTGATCAAAAATATTATGTGAAGTATCTTTAATTTTATTAAAAATCGTAGGATTTGCTATGAAAGAACCTGAGGTCATTAGCACCTCAAAATCAGCATTGTATCCTGGTTTAACTATTATTTTTTCAACTTCTGATGTCTTATCATTTAATTTGACCAAATTTCTAAATTTAGTATTTCCTTTACCTCTGTAACAAATTAAAGAAATCATTTTATTAGATTTCATATGATCTCTGTACAAATTATCCAAATCAAAATCATATAATGTTCCCCCATCCAAAAAAACGAATGGTTCATTATCAAATTTATAATTTAAATTTTTTAAAGTTTGTGCAGTTCCTAATATTTTTTGAGGTTTGTGAAAGTGTATGGGTAGTTCTGTTTTATAAGAATCTAAGGATAATTTTAGTTGATTCGCTCTATATGATGAACTAATCACAACTCCTTCTACATTATATTTCTGTAACCAGTCAAGGTTACGGTATAGAATCGATCTTTTCCTGATCGGTAATAAGCACTTTGGCATCATATCGGTAAAGGGACGTAATTCGATATTTATGCCATCGCAATACATCAGTACTCTCATGCTCGTTCCTTTTTCTTTTTTGAAGAAAAACGTCCTTTAGTATCTCTTTTAAGGTTTTCTTTGGGTTGACTAACAAACTCCGGGAATGTTTTGTGACACACTAAATGTGTTACTTTTTTATATTTTTCGTGTAATTTTTTATCTTTACACAATGAAATATCTTCTGCCTCATCAGCACCTAATGAATTCAATAATTGAATCCATAAAGTTTCTCTTTTTAATTGTGTTAAATTATTTGGCGAAAGACCTTCAACAAATAAATACATTTTTCTTATTTCATAATTTAATGTGGCCCCATCATCACCTGATGAATTGTTAGGAAAATAATTATTTCTCGGTTTAAATTCCTCATCACTGCCAAAATTTAAATCCGGTGAACCTTCTGGTAATAAAAATTTAATATTCTCGTTAAAATTCATATTAATCATTTCCTTAACCGCAGGTGTTGCTGTTTTTCTTAGATATTCAATCCTAGATTCATCATCAACAAAACTATTCGCAGTTTTCAAAATATCACTTGTTATTCTGGATGGCATTTTTACTCCCTAAAATTCATTTAAATTTTCCATAAGATTTTTTAATCGATGTTTAACAAAATAGTTGAAAAGTTTTCCTCTTCCGACTTGTTTTTTATTTTTAAAAACATTAATGATTTGATCATATAGTTCGGTAGGAAGTTTCGTCAAATCAATTAACATTTCATTTCTACGATAATTTCTTAACATCTCACCTTCACAAAATTCTTCAGGATTAAGTTCAAGCCATACATTCAATTTTTGTGAAGATAGTGGTTTTTGTCGTTTAAAATCATTTACAAAAACATCATCTTCAGAAAGAAAATTAGGTATTCCGTCACTAGTATCTCCTCTCATAATGTGTTCTTTTAAGAAATTAATAGGACTAGAAACTTTAATATACTTCTTTTTCATTGGTGAGAATTGTTTCACATTTTCGAACTTTTGCAATTGCTGGAAATCTTTATCACTGGACAAAATTAAAATAGGTTCAGCTTCTTCGAACAATCCATTCATAATTTTATTATCACTAGCGTATATAGTCAATGCCGCAATTATATCATCTGCTTCTGCACCATCAAAGTGTAAGACTTTATATGGAAAATATTCCTCAAGTTCTTCTCTGATTTGATGCAAAATTCTAAATAATTCACTCCAATCAAAATCTGATTTTTCACGATTAATTTTTCTACTCGCTTTATAATGCTCAAACACACCACGGCGCCAATTATTAGAACCATCACAGCATATAATCATCTCTCCATATTCATCTTTAAATTTTTGATTATACATTCTTATAGTATTTAAAACTAAATGCCTAATGAAATCTTCGTTCATTTCCTTTGAATTCATCATAACGTTAGCAATGACAATCTGAGAATAATCAAGTAATATCATAACATCACCTATAAGTTAATCGTTCAGTAGAACCTATTCCTGAAAGATCTACATTAAAAGAAAAAGAGATTCTTTTTCGATCATTTCCATTAAGATAAAATTTATCAACACCGTGTTCAAAATAAGATCTAAAAATTAACAATTCACCGTCTTTCACTGGAACATTTTGTTTTTTAGAATAATAGGCCGTAAAATCAGTTTTAAGGATATCATATATCATTTTGTTTTTTTGATCATTTTCATAAAAAACAATACTATCATTTTCAACTGTTTCATAATAATAAACTCCTGAATATATACTGTTAGGATGAACATGATTTCCATGAATATTTTCACTATACTCATGCAAATTCATCCAATTTAGTATAATCTTAAAATTTTTGTATTTAATTTTTTCTTTGAGTAAAGAAAATTTTATACAATCAGTTAAAAAAATATTAAAATCGGTAGGATATTCATCACAATCAAAAATTATAGTTTTTGGTCTTGCATTATTAACTCTAAAATTGTTTTTTTCCTTTTCAATTATTTTAACTTTTAAATCATCAACTAAAGTTTTTAATGATTTATTATCATCATATTCAAATTTATATATTTTAGAAGGTAGGATATCCAAAGTAATCATGTAACATTTTTTAAAAGAATAGTGTCAGAGTTAATTCTTCCCGTCATCTTTTGTTCTTTTGTTCGTATATTTTCGAATTCTTTTTTTATTGTAGTTATAGAATTTTTTTGAAATTTAGATAAAATTTGTTCAGGCTTTCTCACAACTTTTTGCACTGATTTATCCCCATCAAAACCTTGCAAAGTTGATCCTTTGATCGTTAATCCCGTAGGTTTTGAGGCATTATATACACCTATTTTTCTATACTTGGTATTGAAAACCCATATTTGTGTTGATCCGATAATTTTTACAGGATCGATAGAATTTATTTTAAAATCTAAATCTTCTTTTTTATAATTTAACTTAGAAACCAATTTATCAACTGTTATTGGTTTTTTCTTTCTGGGTTTTCTCTCCTTGTTTCTACTGGAAGAGTATCTATCACAATCATCAATAATAGTCTGCAAAAATGATCGATATTTTTTAATATCATTTCTTTTAAAATGACGATACGCTTCTTTCAAATCTTCATCATATTTAATATCTTCTATTTCTTTCAATAAAGGCCTAAAATTATCGCCAATTTTTTTGGCAATCAAACCTTTAACTTCTTTTACACTCAACCAATCATACATGTTCAAATTTGTCTTGAATCCATTATCGTAAAAGTCATCGACTTCGCCTTCTATTTCGGCACAAAGAGAACTGACTTGCACATTAATGTGATCATGAACTGATATCTTATTTTGATTTGGTTCTGCATCATCTATATTTTTTTTAACTATATTTTTATCAAAGTATTTTAAGCAATAAGTTATTGCCGTGTCTAATCTTTTTTTATAAATTTCAGGTATATCTGTTAATCCTCTCAAATACATTCTCGCTACAAAACCTGCAAATTTTAAACTAACTATATCTCCATTTTGAATTTCTAATCCTGATCTATTCCAAGAAAAAGATTTTACTTTAAAAATATCATTTTTATGATATCCAATAATTTTCATGTATTCTAACAGCCACAACTTGGATTTGACAACATCTGCATATTTATTGTACCATTTTATTCCATTTAATAAATCATCAGTTGTTATGATCTTATCAAAACTAGGTTCCGAATTTTTTTCATTTAAAACTTTGTTTGAATGATCTATATTATTTTTTCTAACACTTCTTTTTTTAATCGCCATTTTCCATCTCGTAAATCAGATTATCAAGAAAATCAATCCATTGATGGATTCTTTTGTCCCAACTGTAATTATTATGACAGTATTTTATCTGCATGTCAAGATTTTTCTTAACTTCATCTGAATTATATTCTTCCATAAGATTTTCTAATGTATCTGCAAATTTTTCAGCATGTTCAACTCTGTTTTCACTGAATTGATACATATATGCAAATTCTCCGCAAGTTTCAGGTAAAGCTCCCCAATTGGATGTCACTATTGCACATCCTGCAGACATTGCTTCCATTGCTACACGGCAAGATGTTTCTTGCCAAGTAGAAGGATAAGTTAGTATATGTGCTTTTTTGTATGCTTGTCGAACTGTATCATAAGATTGTGTTCCATGATATGTTATATTAGGATGATTTCGACATTCGTCAAATAATTTTTCAAAGTGTTTATCATTTTCTGGCCATCCATATAATTTAAAACTAGAATATACATCTAAATGCCAATCATCACGATCTAACATCTTCAGTCCGTACAACAACACATCTAAACCTCTCTGAGGTGTTGATGCATATATAAAATTAAACTTTCCGTCAAAACTTTTCTCATGTTTTTCAATCGGATCAATAGCATTTTTTATAACAATACTACTGGAATATGGTATCTTTAAAAAACTATTAAATTGTTGCATCTGCCAATGACTTACAAAAATCAATTTCTTAAATAATTTAATTGAATTTGGTTCAGTCAAAAAAGTGTGTGATGGATCCAGTGCTAAATCATGAATCCAATATAATTTAGGTTTATTTTCGTCAAATTTATTCAACCTAGATACTATAAATTGAAATTTTTCCTTATAGGAATCCGGTAATCTACGAAAAAGTTCCATAGTAACCAATTCAGTTCCACCTAAAGAATTTTCGGCAACATTGCCTTCCTCATGTTGAGGTATTTTCACATCCAAATTTTCTAACATAAATTAATAATTCCTATAAAAAATGTGATTATCAATAGACACCGTTCTTGCATAGTGTC